AGAGATAAGCCCAAATCATGAATTTCAGACACCATCTCTAGAATTTCATGGAGTACTGTACTAGAGTATATATAATCTTCTAGTTCTTCTGAGATACAGATCTTAGGAGTAGGAAAGAAGAAGAACTCTCCAAATTCATTCTTAGGCATCTTACAGGTTACTAAAGGGATCTCATAAGGGAACCACTTAATAACCATGGAGATGTCTCCTAGTGCTTGGCTCGATTCACTGACTTAGGGACAATACGGAGATTGCTACGGCGGTTATCCCGAGGGTCGCCGTTCTTGTGGTCAACGTCCTTGCCATCGTGCTTCTTGACCCTGCCTTCACGGATCATCACCCGGCGCATCTTGTTGCGTGAAGCACGGTCCTTCTTGTACTCATCAGTACCGTGGTACTTGGCGTATTCCTTCTTGTAGTCTCGTGCCATTACTTCTTCCGGCTGATCTTCATCTTGTTATAGGAAGCATTGGCAATGGCATAGGCATTATTAGCAGCCATGCCTCTCTTCTTCTCAAGGGAGTGGGCGATCTGCTTGACCTTGGACGGAATCTTAGCCATGTGGTTCCTGAAAGTAGAAGTTAAATTACCAAGCCCGACACGACCAGTAACGTGCCTTGGTCTTGGGACCGGGGTTATCGCAGTTGTGTCGAGCCCGGAAGTTCTTGCGGCGACCCGGTTCGTTCTTACGGATCTTCATATTGGGGTCGCCAAAGCGGACAATCTTGGTCTTGTCGCCATCCTTGACGCACACGGCGGACTTCTTAGCCCCACCCGGAGTGCGCCACGGCTTGTTCATCGACCGTCCATCACAGGGATTAGCCACGTTTAATCTCCAGAATTTCTTCAGGGACAACTTCCTTGAGTTCCCTCATGGCCCGGGCCAAGCCCTTGGCGGCAGGAAGGCTGTCCTTGCTCCTTAGATGGGCTTCATACTGCAAGATGGCATTGCAAGCCCGGTTCATAATCTCATTGGGCCACTCATCTAGATCGACATCCATGACGAGCCTCCTTGAGCCTTGCGGCCAACTGAGTGTTCCATAAATCGATCCAACTCGGCCTGTAGGACATCGTCCTTACGGATGGCCATCTTGCGGGCAGCGTCTTGTCCCATCTGCTCCACCCAGAACGAGACTGCCATGGATAGAACATCGATGCGGTCATCGTAAGCCAGAGCACCCTTGTTACGGGTCATACGGCTCATCTGCCACATCAGGCTGTAGTGCAGAGCCTTCTCGGACGCATACTGCTTGGTGGACTCGTAGTCTTCCCTGATCACGCCAGAGTCAATGACCAGACGATGCTGGTTCATAACTGGTTCTAACGTGTCTACGATCCGGCGTTCCTTCTGGATATTGTGTCTAACTTCTTCGATTGTGCAGGGATAATCACGCACAAGATAAGGCTTCAGTAGTTCTGTGAACATACCGTCACCAAAGTTCGACTCACAGATGATCCGGTTTACTGCGTTATTCTTGGCAACCTTTACCAGTTTACGCAGGGTCTCCTCAGAGTAACCGCCCTTGACTCCACCAGCAGCAGTCACATAAAGGTAGCCATTCAGCATCTTAACGACCGCATAAGCGGTTTCGTTGTCGCCACGACCACTCGGGTCAATGGCCATAACTCCACCCTCATAGGGAATCCACTTGCCCTGAATGTCCATGGGCCCGTAGTAACGGTCGCCGTTGAAGCCCACACAGGGGATATCCTTGACTACGTTGCTGAGGTTTGCCGCCCAGATGGGCTTCTCAGGAGCACTCTCAGGGTTCAGGCCCAACACGATCAAGTCAGCCAACTTCAGGGGATACCTATCGGCATCGCTCAGAGTGCTGTCCAGCATGAACTGAAGGGCAAAGCCAGTCCGTCCATAGGAGGCTTCGCGCTCCATCAGGTCAAGGGCGTTAAACCGCCTAGGATCGGTTGGGTCGCCTTCCTTGCCCTCAGCCAGTGTAGGGGCCAGTTTGGTTCCAAAGGCCGTCTTGAGGCGGTTGTCGGGGTATCGAGCGGGCCAGATTCGGGTGTCGTACCCCTTCTCATGCAGACCGTGGTAGATCGACTGCTCGGTCTGCGGCGTACCTAGATAGATCACCTCCCCTCCGGGCTTGAGGACTGCTTCAAACTCGGCAATAGAAGACAATAACTTTTCACGCATCAGGAAGGTAGCAGAGTTGTTCAGACTCTCTACGTCATCAGCAATGATCAGGTCAGCACGGCTGCCCGTGATCTGGCTAGTGATTCCCTTAGACACCACGCTAGGAGCCTGAGAGGCAGAAGCGGGGCCGACATCGAACGCAATCTTGGAGTTACGCTGATCTTCCCGTGGCTTCAAGTGCTGGCAGATCGGGATCTCGTTGATCAGCCGCAGGGTAAAGGTGCTGAAGTCATCAGCCCGCTGCTTGGAAGCCGATACGACCAGTACATTCAGCCTCGGGTCGTGCAGCAGCCTAAAGACAACATAAGCACTAGTAAGCCAACTCTTGCCCACACCACGGAACGCCTGTACGACTCGGCGGCGTGGACCCTTCTGGAGGTACTGAGAGATGTCCAGTTGGATCGGTGTTGGCTCCGGGAGCCCAAGGTGATCCCACGACAGGAAGACAAAGTTCCTGAAGTCCTTGAGTTTTCTCTCAAGTTCGTTCACGCAGCCTCTTCATCAAACGGCATGATCTTGGCAAGGTTCAGCATGGGCGTGTTGGCAATGGGTGCACAGTCAATTCCATTGTCCTTCAGGAACTGCCGTGCAACATTGAGTTCCGTGGCCGTAGCAGAACCATCCATGATCTTCTTCAGCAGTTCTTCTGCCAGAGCATTGTGGATGTGTTCAAGAAGTTCGCGTTTCACAGGAATACTCGGTAAGGGATGGCGGGAGCGGGACCGAAGGTAGGCAACGCATCAATCTGATCCTGCGTTAGTTCAAAAGACACCCGCAGATTAGCGTGGTAGCGGTTGTCTCCGGGAGTGATGATGACATTCTCTTCGTCCACCCGAGCCGGGATGGGGCCGATGCGGTCAAGGGTGATTCCTGCAATGGGCAGCACCATGACCTCGCCTTCCTCGTCGGTGCGTTCCTCGGCTAGCCCTGCGGCAATGAGTGCATCGTCCATGTCAGATTCTGTGTTTGATCGGAGATAGTAATCACTCATGCCGTTAGCACCTGAAGTTGCGAATTTGAAAGCCGAGTCGGAAAGAATTTAATTTGCTTGAAAGTTGAATTGGAAGCAAGAAGTCCAATTCCAAGACTCGTTGCAGATGAGTAGCCAACTGCGACTGATCCAGTAGCAACTGCTCCGCCATTTGCAACGATTGCGCGTTCGGAACTGTTGTAGGCACTTGCAACCTTTGCAAGCACTCCAGTCACATCTCCCACAGCACTAATCACCAAGGTTCCATCAAATGTGGATGCGGTGTCTAGAGTGGTATTTAGGTATATGAGTCGCTTTAATGCGCTGCTGTCAAGCGCAAGCAAATATGCCGCGCTGGAAGTGTTTCCTTGATGCTGCGTCTGAAATTGCGCTATAAAAGTGCCTTCCGATTCATTGAACCACGACGAGAAGTTCGTCCCGGTCATCACGCATGAATCCGACGCCCTGCTCCCCTGACTCGCCCCGGTCGGGATGTATGAGGATGCGTCGGAGCCTGTCTCAAGTTGTGCGCCCCAAGCAAAGATCGAATCAGAGGTTGTTTGTCCAGCGGTATTTTTTGGATACATGAACACATTCAGCGTTCCTGTGCCACCAAGATTTGCAGACAGCACAACCTGCACTCTCGTCCATCCAGTTGTGGACAGATCACTGATACGAGGAAATCCAGTGCCATTTCCTGCAATTGATGCGTTTGCTCCTGATGGCTGCGACAGAATCGTCATCGTTGCGTTCTGTCCACCTGTGCTGTTTTGAATGGAAAGGATGCATTGGGTCGTTCCTTTTCCCTTCAGCCAAACACTGTAGGTATAAATACTTGCAGTCGTTTGCCCCGTAAGAAGTACACTAGCGTATCGGCTGTTTCCATCCGAAGATGGCGCAAACGAAATGCTGCCAGTTCCCCCTGTCGGGTTGACATCGGAAGATTCAACGGTTCTTGTTGCTGCGTTGTATCCCCAGAATCCTCCTGTTGTTTCAAGAGTTTCCGAGTATCTAACAAGGCCT